TGTTCCGGTTGCAGGGGAAGATCAATTCTCTGGTACGCCTAGAGCAGTTGCCGGAGCAGGTTAAAGAAGCAGTAAATAGAAAAGAGGAAACATGAGTTTATTACAAGACGACAACAAAGTAAGAATTAAATACAAAGATGGCATGGAAGTAGAAATGCCTAACGAAGGATTAAAAGCTTTAGCAAAAGAAGCTCCCGAAGTTGTTGAACGTATGCTTAAAGCCGAAGGTGGTCCAATGGGTGAAGAACCTATGATGGAAGAACCTATGATGGATGAGCCTGAAGAAGAAATGCTTCCAGACGATGAGATGGAAGATGAATACTTAGATTTTATTTTAGATGAAGCATTAGATAGCGAAGAAGAAGACTATCTAATGTCACAGTTACAAGACAACGAAAGACTTAGCGAAATATTCGATAAAGTCATAGACGTTGCACAAGAATTTGCTGGGTCTGGTCCTGTTGAAGGACCGGGTTCAGGAGTCTCTGACAGTATACCTGCAAGGTTATCTGATGGAGAATTTGTCTTCACTGCTAAAGCTGTAGAAGAAATCGGAGCTGACAATTTAATGGCGATGATGAAAGATGCAGAAATGAAAGCAGATGATAGACAAGGTTTAGCCAATGGTGGTGAGCCTGAAGAACGAGTAGAGTTACCTGTTGAAGAACAAAAAGAACCACAAGTTCGAGTTGTTAAAGAAACAGTAGACAATAGACGTTCTTTAGAAGATGAGGATGAAGTGTCAAAAAATATTAAACAAAATATGATGCTTGACCCAAATCAACAACACGTCAGAAGCTAAACAAACTTAACGGTAGGGCTACCTTATGTCATAAGCACCCTATCATTTATAAACCGAAAGGCTACCTTTACAAGACAAGCCCTGCAAGTGCACACCGCAGCTACCTTGTTAAATGAAAGCCCCCGTAGGAGAAGAATATGACTACTGAAGTACAAGAGGAAAATGCCAATCCTTACAACCAAAAGAAATCTTGGCACACGGATATAGATGAAAACTTTGAAGACTCTAACGGTCTTTACTTTGAAAAGCCAAAAGCTAAATCAAAAAAAGTAGAAGCTGTATCTGAAGAACCTGTAGAACAGGAAGTAACTAAGGATGAACCTTACAAGCGACCTGACTACAAGAAACGTTACGATGACTTGAAAAAGCATTATGACTCTAAACTAAACGAATTTAAGTCTAGAGAACAAGAGTTATTAGACAAGGCTGCTGAAAACAGACCTAACTATGTAGCTCCTAAATCTCCAGAAGAACTTGAAAAGTTTAGAGAAGAGTATCCTGATGTCTACGAAGTTGTAGAAACTGTTTCTCACTTACAGTCCGAAGAGAAATCTAAAGACTTAAGAGAAAAGCTTGAAAGACTACAACAACGTGAGCAAGAATTAGTTCGTAAAGATGCTGAAAAGCGATTGATGGATAAGCATCCTGACTTTGAAGATATTCGCAATAGTGATGATTTTCACGGTTGGGCAAAAGAGCAGCCTAAGTCTATCCAAGATTGGGTATACAACAATGCTGACGATGCTGATCTAGCTTCAAGAGCTTTAGATTTATTTAAACGTGACATTGGTATGGACACTGTACAGAAGAAGTCAAGTTCTAAAAAGTCCAAGAAGTCTGCTGCTGATATGGTCTCAACTAAAACAACAACGGTTGAACCACAGCAAACGAAAGTTTGGACAGAGAAGGAGATTGCAGCTATGTCTATGGATGAATTTGACCGGCACGAAGCCGAGATAAGTGAAGCCATGCAACAAGGCAGAATTGCAAAATCATAATTATTAATTTTTAAACTTAGGAGAATATCACATGGCTCAATATTTTGAACCTTCAACTGATACCGATGCTAACTTTGCAAACTCTGTAAGTGGACAAACTAATAGTTTCTTCCTACCTTCGATTTATTCTAAAAAGGTTTTAAACTTTTTTAGAAAGTCTTCGGTTGTAGAAGCTATTACTAACACCGACTATTCCGGTGAGATATCTGCTTATGGAGACTCAGTTAAAATCATAAAAGAACCTGTCATCTCTATCTCTGATTATACTAGAGGTAGTGACACGACTGCAACAAAACTAACAGACCAAGAACTTACTATGGTTGTTGATAGTGCTAAAGCTTTCAAATTCATCGTAGATGATATTGAGACTAAAATGTCACACGTCAACTTCAAAGAAGTAGCTTCTAGTTCTGCTGCTTATGCGTTGAAAGATGCATTTGATGCTGCTGTTATCGCTAACATGTTTAGTGGTTTGTCTGCTTCTTCACCCGACCACGTGTTAGGTGCTGATAATGCGACTGCTTTAGGTGCTAACGTATATGACGGTACTGGTTCTGTTGACATTGGTTTAACAAGTGAAACTGACCCTCTTAACCTTATGGCTAGAATGGCAAGACTATTAGACGAGCAAAACGTACCTGAAGAAGGTCGTTGGTTCGTTGCTGGTCCTGATTTCTACGAGCAACTAGGACAATCAAGTTCTAAACTGCTTTCTGTAGACTTCAACGCTGGTCAAGGTTCTATAAGAAACGGTCTAGTCTCAAGTGGAAAACTCAGAGGATTTGATATGTACAAATCTAACAATATCGCTGCGACATCAAACGCAACTGGTAAAGTGTTAGCTGGACATATTTCATCTACTGCAACTGCTCAAACTATCATCTCAACTGAAGTCTTAAGAGACCCAAGTTCATTTGGTGATATCGTTAGAGGATTGCACGTTTATGGTTCTAAGGTACTTAGACCAGAAGCGATAGTAGGTGCTTTCTACTTAATCGACTAATTGTTGAACACGGGGGAGTCTTCGGACTCCTCCACTTTTTAAAAGGAATTTATTATGCATTGTGGAACAAAAATGAAAAAAGATGGTAACGCATCTGCTAGACGTGAAATGAAATATGGTGGTGGCAAGATTGGTATGAAAAAAGGTGGACAGCCTTCATACAAACACGGTGAGTGTCCTAAAGGTAAAGCCTGTTAATGAAAGTTCAAGCACCTAAAGGCTATCACTGGATGAAGTCCGGTAAGTCTTATAAATTAATGAAAGACCCTAAGACAGGTTATGCAGCTCATAAAGGAGCTAGTAAATCTGCAAACTTTCCAATTCAAAAGGTTCATAAAAAATAATGGCAACAACATACTTAGATTTAACTAACGAAGTTCTTAGAGAACTCAACGAGATACCTCTTACTTCTGCAAACTTTGCAAACGCTGTAGGACTTCAACAGTTTGTCAAGGATGCCATCAACAAGTCTATATTCGATATAGCAAATGAAGAACCACAGTTACCATTTCTCACAGCAGGTGAAAGTGGTGCAACTGACCCATTCTATGGAAACGTGACTGTAGCTACAACAGCAGGTACTAGATGGTACGAACTGAAAGAAAGTAGCTCAAGCATCGCAGATGATTACGCTTCGATAGACTGGGATGATTTTTATTTAACCACAATTAACGTCAGTGGTGAATCAGCTCCTTTTGTCTCAAGAGGATTAAAGTTTTTAAACTTAGCTGATTGGAAAAGATATTACAGAGACAGTGAAAACGAAGATGATGCTAATACACAAGCTTATGGAGAACCAAAGTTTGTTATTAAATCACCAGATGCAAGGAAGTTTGGCTTAAGTCCAATACCTGATAAAGAGTACAACGTACACTTTTATGCATTTGAAAAGCCTACAAAACTTGTAGCACACGGAGACACAGTTGTATTTCCAGAACAATACACGAATGTTATAACTGCAAAGACAAGATATTATATTTGGCAGTTTAAAGAATCTCCACAACAAGCAGCTTTTGCTATGGATGATTATAAAAAAGCGATGAGGACTATGAAGTCTAATCTGGTAAACCCAACTCCTCGTGCAATGACAGACGACAGAAGATACTTTTAATTTATGGCAGCATCACAACCTTATACAGTTGCATGTTCCGGTGGTTTAGTTAAGTCTAGTAATTCAATAGACTTACTTAAAAGCCCCGGTGTAGCTAGAGAACT